CTACGCTTTTGAATTTCAGCAGAATCAATCGCAACCTTAACGCAATTATTTTCTACATCGCAACTCACATTTTCAGCAACAAGAAATCCATCTATAACAAATGTTGCTGTAGCTGAATTTCCTGTGATGTCAATTACTTGTGAATTTGCATATAAATAGACATCAACAAATCGAGTGCCGCTATCTTTTGTATTACAAATCGCTTGAATAGTCTGAGCTTTGCGGTCATTTATGTCTATTTTAATGCTTTGACGTGGAATATCCATTTTATCATCTCCTTGTTTTTGTTAAAAAGTCATATAGACTGATATTGCTTTCTCCAACTTCAATTAATGTATAGCGTTCAAGAATGCTATCATATATTACTTTTGTAATTTTTGATTTAATTGCAGATTTGCCTCTGCCAAAACAAACTGTTACAGTATCACAAAGTCTAATATCTTGCAATTTGTCAAGTTCTGGGTCATAAGTAATTTTTATGTTAACGCTTGATGATGGGTGTCCGCCAAAGATAATTTTTTCATTTGAAAAATACCCTAGCCAGCTTTGAATTTCCTCTAGTTCGTTAGCACTTGCGTTTGATGATACATCATACCTATAATCTTGTCCAAGCACTTCTAACACTTTTTCAGTAAAATCATATAGTTTAATTTTTGGAAAGTATTTTTCAACGTCTTTAACAGTAATTGTTGCCGGGCCTGAAACGCTAACTTTGTTTCCATTTGTATCTGTTAGAATAGCATACCCAATATAATGCGTATAAGCTGTGTCATTTAAGATAGTTTGATTATAATCTGACATATTTTTGCCAAATAAAATTTTTACTCCTCTGTCTGCTCCACGATTTTCAAGTAATTCAATTTTAAAGTTATCATAGTGAAATTCCCCTCCAAAGAGGTCTAAAACACTTCCATCAGTACCTGCTAAAATTTCGCCAAGTTTCATAGTTTGAAAGTTGGTACTTTCGATTTCTTTGCTTTCACTTATGTCACTATCGAATGTGAAAATATTGCTATCATTTAACGTATCGTCTAATAAATAATCTACAATTTGTTTTGGGGTCATAGCTGACCATTTCCCAACGGTTTCTATACCATTTTCAAGTACATTCTGCAACCCTAAAAATTTAATATGATTTGCATTTATAGTAATTGTTCCATTAGCGCTCTGAATTATCTCATTAATTTCAAAAAGTTGAAGGGAGTCATACTGATTTGCTTTAGTTTTAATAAACATTCCAACCATTACCACATCAGCGAGAACATCCGATGACGCAATTTCCATTGTTAAGTTATATTCACCGTTCCGCACTTCTGTGACTTCACATTTTGAGCAAGTGTCAAAAAATCCATACCCATTATTGTTATAAGCGTTTATATCTACAACAGCATCATATAATCGTGGTAACATTTTTATAATCGCCTCCATCGGGGAGTTATTTCAGCTTTTTCAAAGGAGCTTGATTTATTATTTTCATAAAAAATAATTGTATTTTCGCCTTTTGAAAAAACAGGAGGATAATTGAAATTAACATTCTTATTATATGAAATTCCATTTTTACTAACATTACCCGATTCACAATCAAGCTCAATGAATTCGTCAATTCCACTAAAGATGTAATAAGAATTATTGTTATAACTTAAACTTATATCACCTTTGCCATATATTTTGATTAATGGTTCAGATGTGTAAATTTCAGGATTTAGTAATGTATAAATCTTCTTGACTGAATTAATATCAATTTTTTCGTTGCCTAAATCAGAAAACCAATAAGGCTTTCTGTTAAATGTGATTGTAGTGTCTAGTCCTAAAAATAGATTATTTGCTACTTCACTAATGTTTGTACAGATAGCCTCGCAAAAGTACCCTTCATTCCAGCTGTCTTTCAAAATTTTATATTCACCGTCAAACGGTGAGAGCCAGTCAATTAATTCTTGCACAAGTCTAAAACTGCTGCCAGCTCCCACCAAATGAGGGATAGAATTGATTTGATATGACATTTCCACATTTTCATATCGCTGATTGTCAACAATTACGTCACCGCTATGCCCTAAAACAGATTTAAAACTGAAACTGCGTTTGGCTACAGAATATGTAGGACGTGTTTTGATAGCAAATCCCAATTCATTAAGAGATTGTCCGTTATAAATTAAATCATTCATTAACCCCAAGCCATTCCTTTCATAGCGATTTTTGAGCCGAGCATTGATAAAATATCATCCGTGAATTTGTCTGTGTCATAGCTATTTGCCAAAGTCACACCGCCAAATTCAAGCGTGATGTTCGGTGAATTGTTAATTGTGCTGACGGCTGTTGTAGCAGGCTGCATCGAATTGCCGTTGCTAATCATATTTACATTTGCATTAAATCCATCCAAATTTGATAAATTATTTTTAAATTGCAAAACGCTATTCTCTGAAATGTCATTTACACTTTCAGAAACATCTGCAATTGATTTTTTAACATCATCTGAATTATCATCAATACCAATAGACCAGCCAAGCATTAAATTTTTGCCCAGTTCATCACGAAAAAGCCTTGAAGGTGAGTGAATTCCAAAAAATCCAGTAATATTACCCCATAGCTCTTCACAAAATCCGCTGATACAATCCCATAGCCAAGCAGCACCGTCACAAATGCCCTGCCATAGTCCGGCAAGTATATTTCCTCCTACTCCTGCCATTTTTCCATATAAATTGCTAAATCCTTCTATAATACCAGCTATAATTTCAGGTATATGCTTTACTATACCTGTAATAATTTTTGGTGTGTTTTGAATAATTGCGACGAATAACTTAATGCCAGCCTCAACGAGTTTTGGCAACGCATCAAGCAGACCTGATATAATTCCGTCTATAATAGCTGGTAACGCATCAACGATTGAAACAATAATATCAGGTAAAGCATTGATTAATGCCAAAAAGAGCTGAATACCAGCATCTATGACTTGAGGAATTGCTCCTAAAATTCCTGAGATTATATTTTTAATAATCTCAGGCAAAGCATTAACTATCGTTTGAATGATTTGAGGTAGAGCACCAATTAATCCAGTCAATAATTGAACTCCCGCACTATTTATTTGAGGTAACGCTGAAAGCAATCCAGTTAAAATGCTGTTAATGATGCTAGGCAAAGCCTCAACAATAATCGGAACAATCGTAGGTATTGCAGCTGCAATAGCCTGAAACATTTGAACAATAGCATTTATAATCTGCGGAATAGCTGTAATTAATCCATTAATAATATTTGTTAATAATGGTGGTAAAAGGTCAAGTAATGAAGATGTTATATTTGGTATCATCGTACACAAAGATTCTATTATTTTTTGTATGCCTTCCATTATTGTGCTCGAAAATGTAGGCAGATTGTTTTTTATAGAATCAATAATAGTTAATAGCAATGAGCCAACTACGTTTATAATGCTATCAGTTGATGACAATAATCCATCAGCAATAGATGTTATTATTAACATTGCTGAATTTGCAATACTGTCGCCATTTTTTGTTAATCCATCACAAAGAGATGTTATTAATTTAGTGCCCATATCGATAATTTTGGGTGCATATACACCTATTTCATCTACAATGTCTGCAAGTACATCACCAAAAGCTCCGACTAATCCATCAATACCGCCCTCTGATAAAGCAGTACTGAGCGTTTCAATCATTCCATTTCCGTCTTTCATAATATCTTTTAACGGTTCTTGAATGTATTCATACGCAGCAGACGCTAAATTTTTTGAGCCTTCAACAAATTTATTTTTTTGAGCTGAAAAAGTATCTTGCATAGTTTCAAATGCTTCTGTAACAACGTCAGTAGATGTTGACATTGCATTTAAATCCGTTGAATATGTAGATAGCGAATCGCCTGTGATTGTCAAGGCTGCATTTACAGCTTCTGTGCTTGACATCATTTCATATAGTGATTGTCCGTTACTTTCAGCATAATCTCTAACCATTTGCATAATTTGAGCTACATTGTAGCCTTTATCTTGCAATTCTGAAAAAGAAAGAGATTGTCCTGTGGTTGCTTCCGCTGCAAGTTTTACATTTTCATATAAATCCGAGCTTGTATCAGATAATTCTGAATATAAAGTTTTTAATTGAGTGCACGCTGTTTCGGTTTTAACACCTTTTGCAGTCATTACCGATAGTGCTGCACCTACTTCTTGAAAAGACACCCCCAGTGCTGTTGCTGTTGGAGTTACTTTTGAAATATTACTTGCCAAGTCGCCTACAGTAGTTTTGCCGAGATTTTGAGTCTGAATCATAACCTTAGCAGCATCTTCAGCAGATAATAATTCAGAGCCATAAGCGTTTACAGCTGACGATAAGCCGTCAACGGCTGTATCAACATCTGTAAATCCACCAACAGCTAATTTTGATGCGAGGTTTAAATAATCAAGTGTATCTGCTGTATCAACACCGGCAGATAACGCAGAATACATAGCTTCTGATAATGTAGTCGAGGCGATACCAGTGTTAGTTGATAAATCAAGTATTCCTGAAGACAAATCTTGCAATGAAACTTCATTTGTATCAGCAAGAGTTTGAACCTTTGCCATTGACTCTTCAAATTCACTACCATAATTAATAATTGCCGCTCCAGCAGCAGATATTGTTCCTGCTGCAGCTGTAAAAATGGTTACTAGCCCTTTAGCAGATGCTTTTGCAACGTCAAGACCGTTTGAGGCAAGAGATTTTGCTGATTTTTTAAGACTGTCAAATTTAGATTCTGAGTCTGAGGCATTTTTGCCCATAGTCTTTAAATCTTTTCCGGTATCTTCTGCTTCATCGCCTGTGCCGTCAATTTTTTTCTGTGTGTCTTGAGATTCTTTCTCAAGACTTATCATTTTTATTTTGCACTCCTCAACTTCACTCTGAAAAGCTCTGTATTTATCAGCTCCAAGGTCACCATTTTCAAAGGCTTTTTCGACATTGCCTTGAACACTCTCTAGCTGTGAGAGTTTGCTTTTAGTATTGTTGATTTGTTCAGCTAATAATTCTTGTTTTTTCGTAAGTAAAACGGTATTGGACGGGTCAAGTTTTAAAGCCTTGTTTACTGCGTTAAGCTCTGTTTGGATAGCTGAGGCAATATTGCCCATAGTTTTTAAATCTTTTCCGGTATCTTCTGCTTCATCGCCTGTGCCGTCAATTTTTTTCTGCGTGTCTTGAGATTGTTCCTCAAGGCTTTTCATTCTTGTTTTACAATACTCAACTTCACGCTGAAAAGCTCTGTATTTATCAGCTCCAAGGTCGCCATTTTCAAAAGCCTTTTCAACATCGCCTTGAACACTCTCTAGCTGTGCGAGATGGTTTTTAGTATTGCTGATTTGTTCAGCTAATAACTCTTGCTTTTGCGTTAGTAAAACGGTATTGGATGGGTCAAATTTTAAAGCCTTGTTTACAGCACTAAGCTCTGTTTGGGTGGCTTTAGATGATTTTTCAATATCTTCAATTGATTTGTTTAGGTCTGTTGTATCACCGCTAAGCGCAACGGTAATGCCTTTAATAGCTGAACCCATATCTTTCCTCCAATCCGTTATATTTTTTCATAAACTCAATGTAGCGTTCTTTGTTAATCTCGCCATTTTCATATTCTTTTTGAATAATTGGCAAAATTCCTTTGAGTTTACTATAATTTTTTTCTTCTCTGTGTAAATCTTCGTTTTTTCGTAATTTGTTATTGATAATACAAAAATCAATAATAAAACCGAGTGAAAGTTTAGAAAAATCGGCAACAGACAAGCCATTTGCAGTTGCATAAGCTAAAAGCTCTGCCGCTGTAAAATAATATTTTGGCTCTTGTCCGCTGCCGTTTTTTAGTTTTTTGAGGTAGGCTTAATATCGTTGTTAATAAGCTCCATAGCCTCTTTTGATGCACCAAAAAGTCCATTTGTGCTAAACTGAGCCGACCAATTAAATATATCAGCAATTGAGTTATCTGCCGTCTTTGCAGTCGCCCAAATAATACGACATATCGTAATCAGCGGAATATCTGTAGAATTCTTAGTTTTTTGAATTTCCTCCAAATCCTGCAAAAATCTTCTGCCTTTGAAGGTATCTTCATATATCAAAATTGTTGAGCCGTTTGCAGCAATCTTGACTGTTTTATCATCAATTTTAATTTCCTTGCAAGCCATCGATTAGTCCTCCAGCGATGTTGATGTTATCTCTGTAGGTATTGTAACCGTAGTTGGTAGAGTGTCCGCATAATCTGTGACAACGACAAATTTATTTTCGGGAAGCGGAACAGATGAAATTGAAAATTCAGGGAATTCAGGGTCAAAAGAGCCTTCAGATGTTTTTGACTTTTTGCTGTTTCTGTTGGAAGCGGTGCAACAAAAATATGTATCAATCGCATATTTCTTTGAACCGTTGAAAAGTTCTTTTGCAACAACAAGCGCAAATCTGGGACTTTCTTTAATCTCGGCTGTTTCAAGAACACTTCCGTTTGATAGAATTTTCTTGTTAAACCAGTCGCCTTGAACATCGTCGATAATGTCAAGCAATATTAGTGTAATGTTATAGCCGTCATTGCCGATAGCCTGAACGACGGGGCGACCGTCAGCATAAATTTTTATTGTATCGCCGTTTGGCTCTGCTGTGATTTCTCTGCCGCCTGCCTCTTCTGATTTAAACCATTTAATTTTGTCATAGCTGATTTTTCCATCAGATTCGGTTAACATAGCATATCCAACTTTAGCAATTGTAGTTTCCATAAATTAACTCCTTATTTTTTATATGTTTTATTGCCGCCACCAGCGGACTGTGATGTTTGTATGATTTTTTTAATGCCTTCCACATATTCGGATTTTACCGTTTCGGCAGCTGGCTGAATATGTACTTGTGCCGCAACTTTTCCTTTGTGATTTCGTTTTACGTGGGATTTTTCAAGAAGATGTGTTCTTCGATAGTGCTTTTGATTGTAAACTGTTTTTTCATAAACACTAAAAGTATTCTCAGTAACTTTAATTTTCCATCTTTTTGAATATTCTTTAGTGCGTTTAGGACTTGCATTTTCAATAAGATTTTTGAGTTGTTCAGCTTTTTCATCTGTAAGCTCAATAATCCCATATTGAATATCCACCGTCCAATTATTCAATATGCCTACGATAGACGATGAGATTTCATTTGGCTTGATTTTTTCACTACTCATTAAAAATCAACTCAAATTCATAAACCGTTTCATAGTAATTTTCAGACTCAACGAATGCACGTTCAGTCTTTTTTGCATAGATTTTTTGAGATTTAAACCACGTTTCAATTACCGATTCGCTCACGATATCGTTCTTGTCTGTGTAAAGCTCAACCGCCATTTTTGTCATAGTCAAAATAGGCTTGCCATCAGCAAATAAGCTGCTTTCGCTAGACCTAAAATAACAAGCGTATGGGGGAGAGATAGACTTTTTATATTCAGCCTCGGCAACAGCAAGACCGCAATTTTTTATAGCGGTTTTAAAATCATTGTAACTTTTAAATTCCATCGTCCTCACCTCTAAATAATCCCCGCTGTGAAAGACTTAAAACTGTACAAGGTGGGTTTGTATCAGGCATTTGCTGAATTTGCTCAATTTTGTAACGAGTTTTGTTAATTACCGCTGCATTTTGACTGTCAATTTCTAAATTCTTATGAATATGAATTACTAAATCAAGTTCTATGTCATTTTGCCTTGCGGCATAATAGCGTTTAACACCAACAGTACGATTGCCAAAACGAAATTGATTTACAGAATTACGAATTATAACGTCATCTTCATCTGTTTCATAAATATCAACAATTCCATCGTTGAAAGTTAAAAAATCAATCGGTGTTTTGATTTTCATATTCTGCAACCTCATATTCCTGTCTAAGCGTTAAAAGCTCTGATTTGTAATTTATATCAAACATTTCAGCCGCATTGCTGTACGCATAACGACAGAAATTGAAAAGTAAATATCTAGCCCTCGTTGCGCTTTCAAAATCACTATCAGTCAAAAGCGGATTGAAAGATTTGAGGTGCTGTTTGCCATCTTCGATGATAATTTTTAATTTTTCGTCCTCGGAAGTAATATCCGCTGTTATATCAAGTATTAATTTAATATCATCTAATAAATACAATTTCAGCACCTCAAATTAATTTTTTAAGTTGTAGCGTTTTCGAGTGTTACGTTAAGTTTAAGAGCCTCGAGCTTTGAAATGTCAAGATATAGAAAATCGTGACTGTCTTTTGCTCTGCCTGTTGCAAAAATCTTGATTGTGTACATTCTCTCATCTTCCAAGAAATGATAAGAGTCGTCATACTCAACCTTGCCTTCTTTGCCTGTTGAAAGACACGCAACATATCTTTCCAAAATTCCGAGAATTGCAGTTCCCTCATCAACCATCTCAGACTGATAAACGACTGTTGGGAATGGGAAAATATTATTTTTATAGCTGCCGTCTGTTGCAAGTACTGTTGTGGCAGGGATAACCTTGCCAATGTAATCAACCGGCGAAACAATGAGTGCTACGGCAGGCACAATTCGAGATTTGCCGCTGTCGTTTTTGGATAGCTTTGCAACAGCCTCGCAATATTTGTCAACTGCAAAACTTGTAAGCTTTGTCTTGTCCTTATCAGGATAAACACCTTCAGTAACAGCGCCCTTGATGTCCTTGCACATACCGATGGGCATATCCTTGCCTGTACCCTTGATAAAGCCATATTCAAGACCATATGCCGCTGCATCGGCAAGAATTGTACGAATGTAAGCATCAATATAAGATGCTCCAAGATCAAGAATATCCTTGGGAACAGGAATGAACGCACTCAATTTGTTTGTGCCAAATTCGAGTGTGTGAATACTCTCGCTAAGCTCTTCTGTGATAGCAGAAGTAATCTTGCCCCAAGCAGACATCTTTTGCGTATCGTCAGAGTAAATCCATTTGACAGAACCATATGTATTTTGAATGTTCAGGGCATTTAACAATGGGTGATTCTGTTCAATGTCGGTAATTACTGTATCAATGACAGTTTGCGGAATTGTAAGCTCGGGATTTTTAAGAGCCTGTTTAGGGTCAGTTGATTTCATTGCTGTAATCAACTTGTTATAATATTCGTTTTCTGAGCTTGTCAGCTGACGAATACCTCTGCGAGTGAGAATTGCCGAATCAGATGATGCCTTGATTTCGTTTGCGGTATCAATCAAACTTTGCTGAATGCTTGTTGAATACTCGTCAAAGGCCTTTGCAAGTGCCTCCTCATCTTTGCTGTCAAGAGCTGCCTTGAATTTCTGCGCAAATTCTCTTCTCTGCTGTAAAATAAAATCTTTATTTTTCATTTTGGTTCTCCTTATAAAAGTTTTTTTGATTTCATAATATCATTGAGCCATTCATATTTATCTTGCTGATTTTTTGGCTCTGGCTCTTTGTTTTTTGGCTCTGGTGAAGCTGGTGTTTTTGCATTTGACTGCAAATGTTGTGCAGCTGCTTTTACAGCTGGATTGTGCTTTTGCTTTGCTTGCTCAAGAATTTCAACGCTATTTGAAATATCGATTGGATTTGCAATTTCATCACAAAATCCATATTCAAATGCCTGCTCAGCGGTCAGGAATGTTTCCGCATCAAGCAGCTTTGTTAGATTTTCTTTGTCAATTTTGCTGGATTTTGCAAGATATGTATTGCAGCTTGCTTCATTGATTGTGTCCAAATCATCTGCCGCTTTTCTGAGCTGTTCAGAATTGCCGGAGGCACAAGTCCAAGCGTTGTGAATCATCATAGTTGTGTTACTAGGCATAACGATTTTATCGCCACACATCGCAATCACAGAAGCGATTGAATAAGCAAAAGCATCGACATAAACAGTCTTAAATGCTGTTGAGCGTTTAAGAATATTGAATATTGCAATTCCTTCAGAAACATAACCACCGCAGGAATTAATGTAAATGTTAATAGCATCGACATTGCCTGCATCGTCAAGAGCTTTTCTGACATAATTTGCAGATGTTGTACTTTCAACGAGCTTGCCTGTCCACCAATCAAAATAATCAGCTTCAATTTCTCCGTATAAGTACAATTCAAGCGTTCTAAGCTCGCCAGCTTGCTTTATTTCAAAATTTTTTCTTAACATCAAGTTTCACCACCTTCCGCTGCTAAATATGCAGTTTGATAATTTTTAGTCATATAATGGTCCGTTGCCCATTCATCTGTATCTGCAATCATACCGCAATACCTCTGAGCCTGCGCAGGGGAGAGAACTCCGCAAGCTATAGACTTATCAATATTATTTGCTGACGAGATTGCATCAATATGTCTAACGTATGTTGTATCGATTAAAATATAATTGCCTTTTATAAATTCACTTTCACCATAGCGTTTTTTAGTGATTTCCTGTTCCAGCATATACGCAAGAGGGTCAATTGCATTTGCAATGAAAGTGTCTATAGAATCGCTTAACTGCGAGGCGGTCCCCTCAATTATTGCCGGTGGTACGTGAAATGCATTGCCGACTGCTGAATAAATTTCAGAACGCAACTTTTGCAAATCATTAATTTCATTATTTGTAGTTTTATTTGATTCGACTGTTGGTTCTGAATATGCATAGCCGCTAAAAAGTGGCAATACTGCGTTTTGTTCTTTGAAATATTCCGCAAAGCGTTTTTGCATTAAGTCATCAAATGTTTTTTGAAAGTCGACTGAATTGGTCGCCATATTGTCAATTGTCAAAATTCCTTTATGGCCTACAGCTTTGTTATAACGACTTTCAGCAGAAGTCATAAGTGCTTCATATGACTTGCACATTTGGGCTAAAATGCCTGAAATTGCAACATTGTTATATTTTAAATAAATTACATCTTTTTCTGAAAAAGTCCGCTGAAAAGTCATATTGCGACAACTGACAGATGAAAAAACATCATCATATAATGCATATTCAGTTTTATTAAAACCGTCAGCAACTATTAACTGATTATCAGAACTTTCAACTATTAGTGCCTCATTTTTAAAAATTAATTTCGATACAAAATCGGCTACAAATTCCGCTTTAGTTTGATGTTTGTTGGGTGCATAATTCCAAAGATAATATTCGCTTGTCCGAGTTGGGGAACGGTTACTCAATGTAACAAACTCACATTTTGCGAGAGAACGAGCAATCAGACTAATCGTTGTAAACAGCGCAGTTTCAGTTATATTAAATTTTGAGGCTTCATACTTTGCATAGTATTTTTCAAAATCTTCTGAACTGATTTCTATGCTGCTTTTTCCTGTTAGTCTACTCTTTACCCATTCTGTAAATTTCATTTATTCACCGCCTCTCGCATATAATTAATAGCTGTAAACTTTTAACACCTGATTCACTTTGTCCATTGTGAGCGGTGCAAGTCTTTTGATTTTTTCTTTTTGCGTATATGCCGCTGCAAAAGCCATAAATCCATCAGTCTTGCGACTTCGTGGCTCAATTTTTCCGTAAATAATATTGCCTTTGCCGTCATATGTGACTTTTGTATTGTTAGTGTACCAACGCATTAATGAATTTTCGCCCCAAATGATACGCTGATTTTGAAAATCACTCGAAATACTAGGGGCAATCTTCATCAAATCAGACGGACGAACTAGCCAAAGATTGTTATTGCCCTCTTTTTTATTGCAGTCAAATCCAATACTTTCAAGTGGATTTTTGAGCAACGTATATCTATAATTGTCAAGACCGCCTGCAACGATATTGTATTGATTTTTCATTTTTGCAAGCCAGTCAATGGGCATCTCAGGTGGAATTTCTACACCCGGCACAATAGTCAATAGCCCTTTTTCTGCTGCGGCTTTGACAGGATATCGAATACGGCTTAAATCTCTGCAACTTTCACATACCCACGAATGGGATATCCAATAAATTTTGTTATCGACCTCAAACAATAATCCTGCACATAAAAAATCGTGAATTTTGGTGTAGTCCATTCCAAACACGCAGGTTTTGCCCTCAAGGTTTGGAATAGGCTTATTTGTAGCTAATATATTTTTCCATTCCGTGACAGGCTCACAAGTTGAACCTTGCGGAATGTTCATTCTTTTTGTCATAAAATCGGCATTGCCGAGATGGTCACGTTTCCATTCCCTATATTCTTTATTAAGAGTTCTTTGCAGTTCAGGGAAATACTGCAAGGATGGGTTAGCTTTGTACCAATTTAAATGGTCGTCAACCTCATTTTTGTTGTCCAATCTGCAAATAAATGGCAACATTCCGTTGTCATCAATTTCACCATTTAAAATTTGCAAAGCATCTTGAAATATGTTATCTAAGGGACCGTCACGAACATCGCCCATTGTGGTAGTAATAGTTGTTCGTGGCATTGCTTTTTTGCCAAGTCCAGTTTTAAAAACTTTGATTAAATCGTAATTTTCGTAAGCGTGGTACTCATCAAAATCAATCTTACCCGGTCGACCGCCGTCCGCTGTTTTTGAATTTGATGTGCGAAAACGTAATCTTGACCTAGTTTTAATATTTTCAATTTTTTCTTTTGTCCATCTGAAATGTTTTGATAGCTTAGTTTTATGAGATTCAAGGACATTGTAAACATCATCAAAAGACGTTTTTGCTTGGTCTTCTGAGGTTGCGCAAATGTCAATGTAATATTCTTTAATTCCATTGACCGGTGTTAGTAGTGAAAAATCTTCAAAAGCGAGATATCCATTTTTTCCGCTGCCACGTCCTACAACAATAAGCAAATCAGGCCATCTAAGAATACCCGGTGATACATACGTGCAATTATGTAGTGCAAAACAAAATTTCTCCCAAGGGAAAAGCTCAAAATCAAAATATTTTTGTAAATTCAGATACTTTTCAAGCTGTTCTTCATCAACATAAATACTCTCGTCTTTAAAGCATTTTTCAACGTATTTTATAAGAGCAATTTGCTCTTTACAAACTCTATGTTCTCCCGAATTTACAAGGTCGATATATTCTTGTATGTGCCTGTTCATCAAAGTTCATCATCTAAATCTGATACGCATTTATCTGTCGTTAACCCCAATTTTTCAAGTATTGCGAGCATTTGGCGATTTGCTCCCATAAGCTCTTTTGTGGATGGATTGTTTTTCATCATTTTTATTCCAACTGCTGAATAATCTTCATAGACTACACCACGCTTTTTTATGTCTTTTATTAGTGCAGTTTTGACCTCCCAAAATCTTCCGTAATCGTCAATTAAATCCAAATAGCAGGCAATATCTGCTCCTTTTTTTGCTAATTGTTCTTTTAACGAATTTAATACATCTGTTTTTTTAATCATCTACATTATTTCAACTCACTTAAAAAATAATGTTTATAAAATTCATACAATTCTGAATTTTTTTCAAAGCTGAATTGTTCCATATTCGGATTTTCATTCAAATTTGAGCTTGTTTCGATTACGAATTTTCCGTTTTTTGTATCAAAAAGTAAGATTTTTGAATGGTTGTTTTTAACAATTATTTGCCAATTATTGTTCTCACAAACTGATTTTAAATCATCGTAATATCGATAAGATTTCCCGACTATTGAATCGTTTTTCATAATACTTCCGACAATAAAAATTACGTTGTCTATTTTGCCTTGCTGTTTAAGAACATCTAAAACTTGCAAATGCTTTCGACCAACCCGAAGTGTAGATACAATCAAGCTATTTATATGTGTGCGCTCTGCGATAAATTTAACAAATCCAATTGAACTAAATCCGCCAGATGATATATATTTTCTGACTTCGTTGTCAGGTAAATCAGGGTCAAGCTCTTCAATTCTTTGCAATTCTGCGATTATGTGAAATTTGTATCTTTTTTTGTCAAGTTTTATAATTTCGTTGTTCACAAAAAAATTCCTCACGTGCGCGCGAAGCTGGACTGTCTACCCTGTCGCCGTTATCCAAAGGCCAAAAATTTTTTCGATTTTTGACCGGGGGGGGATATATTACCATCGCTCTTCATTGATTTCGTTTGCTTTGTGATGTTCGTCATAATGGCAATCGTCACATAGCAATTCAAGATTATCAAAATTCAACGCAAGCTCAGGGTACTTGCGCAAATACTTCTTGTGATGCACAACCATTCCTCGACTATGTTTGCCTTTGGCTCGACAGCGTTCACACTCATAATGTTCAGCTCTGCGTTTGCGTTCTCTGATTTCATTCCATTGTTTTGTATTGTAAAACGGAGATGTATCACCACTCCTGATTAATTCTCTAATCCATTCAAGTGTGATTTGTTTGTTTATCATATACAAATTTTACAACAAAAAATAATGCGATTAGTGACAACAATTAGTCAATAATCTCCTCAATTGGGGCTATATTCAGCCCACGATGTAGGGCACAAAGCTGCCTTGCCTCTTTGAGCCAACGCCACACGGTCCGTTTGTCTACGTAGTTTGACATAGCAAACGATAATGCTCTACTGTCGATTTCGCCTTTTTTGAGTGGTCTTTTAGGTTCTACAAAATAAATTGCCTCAATTGCTTTGCAAATATAATTTTTGCCGCTGCTGTCTAAATCTTTCATTGTCTGATACACAGCAATCAAATCTAACTTAACCGCAATTGTTGTGCGTTCATCAACAATATGCATTGATGATATTTCACTTTCAGTTGGGCAATGCAATGCAGCGTACAATCTGAATGCAGCTGTTATGTAATCTCTCGTTGAATCTTTTTTCAAATCTATTCCTTCTTTCGCATAAACACGGACAAATGCCAAGTGTCATAATCTTCGTTGTAATCTGCTGTTGCATCGACAAAGCGATAACCTTTGTATCGTTTTTCCCAATATTCTTTATCGTCAATTCTTTCTTTGCACAATTTTTCAAGATAGCGTGCAGAGAATACATCATCTTTGATTTTCGGTTCTCTTAATTTTAAATTGCGGCTCGGTGTATATCGTTTTCGATTTTCCGGCAAAAGCTCGTTTGTCCATTCCTTGCAAAAATAAATTGCAAGTGGTTCATAGCCGTGTTCGTTAGACTGCAACTCTTCAACTCGTTTGATGTCACCGTGTCCCCACATTTTTTTTATTGTCTTTCGGTCAATCCCACCACTCATAACAATGTGAAAATGCCAACGTGCTACTCCTGTTCTTTTGCTGACGGTACATTCTATCACATAGATATATTTTAATTCAGGTAGATTGTTTTTATTTCGCAATCTGCGAATTCGTTTTAAAAAATTGTTGATGTCGTTTTTAAATTCTTTATAGCTTGACGGCATCTCGTCATCTCTGTATGTAAACGTGCAGTAATAATCTTTTTCATCTTCAAAATTTTCATCAAGTAGCCTTCGCAATTTTTTTCTTGCGTTCTCATCGTTTAACTTCTTCTGAACTGCACGGCTTATTTTTTTCTTTTTGCCTCTAGTGTAAACTCTGCCATTTTTGGTTGTTGCGTAAAAAACAGGCTCTAAGGTTTTTCCTGCGTAGATTAATTTTTCTCTTATGTGTTGCATAAAAATTTCACACTTCCTACACGAGGGGACAAAAGAGGGAAAGCTTTCCCCCTTTTTTCCCCTTGACCCCCTTTTTTCCCTCTTCTGTTACCCGACTATTTTTTATTTTAGATTTTCCTATCAGGACGGCTACAAATATAATATCCAATACCAGCCCTAAAGCGGCAGGTCGCCGCAAGAGGTTTTTTGAGGTTTAGCTATGATTATAAGCACATACTATAATGGTATGTGCTTTGATTTTTTTGCAGAGCCGTCCGTGCACGGTTCAGAATTGCAAGATATTTAATTGTGTGTTATATAATTTTTTAACGACTACGGTTGTTTATTATCGTTTTTATAATAAAGACCGCACGGAGTCATTATTATTAAATTTAATTAAAAGCCTACAACATCTACATTCAAATAGTTGCAAATGCATTTTGCAGCTGCTTGCCATCCATAACAGACTACAGCTGCATAGCCATAATGTTTTAAATTGTTAAGCCACTGTATTTGATTTTTTGTAGGCCTGTTGTTACCATATTTAAGTTCTATGTATAAACCGTGATAATCACCGCTCGAAACAGGGAGGCAGAGGTCAGGCACACCAGAGCGAACACCTTGACGTTTTAATGCCGCTGCCTCTCGTTCGTTTCTTTTTCCACCGTTCGGGATATGATATAACATATCAACAGCAGGAATAAATGAACGTGCAAACGCAACCCATTCAGGAGTGAATACTTCACCATATTTTTTTACTTTTTCTTGTTTAGTGAGATTATTCATTATTTCACACTTTCACTGCTTACTTTTTGATTAAAAATTATTTCGTTATCTGCTCCCCAAGGGTGATTTTCCCGTTTTCCCCAAGATTTTTTTAAATTGTTTATATTTTGGTCATAGCATTTTTTGCAAACTTTATATCCCTCTAAAACTGGTTCTTTTCTGCAACGACAGCACAAGCCGTCATAGCCTCGTGAATCAAACCTACGTTTCGCATTATATATCTTGGTATATCTTTTCTTTTTATTAAGACATTCTTCGCAAAGCCTACGTGTATAAAGTTCAGACATTTTTTACCACACATAACACAAATATGATTGGCAATACGATTAGCAACGTACTCGTGTTGACGAATTATTCTTTTGTCGTGATTAATTTTATAACTCTTTCTTCCTAATGCACTGTGTTTTTCAGCACATTCAGAACATCTTGCTTTGCCTATCATTGTAAATGCGTCCTGCTTACCGCAAACTACACATTTATGTAGCAATTTCATAGTTTGATATCTTTCACGTTTTTGCGCATTGATTTTTTGTTTTTGTATCATTCTTCTAACTTCAGCAGGTTGCCAATGAGGCAATTTTTTAAGAGTTTTTATTGCCTTATACGTCATAAAATTCACTCCCCGTCCATTTTTGCGCCGCAGTTGGGACAATAATTGTGCGAATCAGTAAACGCAATATTTCCACAGTATGAACACTTCCAACCATAGCCCTTTCTAAAATCTTCCCACTTACCGTGCACGACCTCCTGCGCATCTGCGGCTGGACATTCTTCAATATCTTTTAAAACATCTTCTCTCTTAACCCATTCCTGACCTACGTATTTATCCGATAAAAAATCACACAATTCAGTAGTTTTAATATATCTGCTCATTCCGTGTCGCTCCAATCTAAAGCCTGTCCACAGTCGGGGCAAAAGTTACTTTCCCAATCATTTACACCATATTCAAACTCGTGCTCACAAACAGGACAGTATGCTGTATCATAAATAAGTGCTCCGTTTTCATCATAACCGTCACCCTCATATGTTGGCTTTTTCTTTATCTTTGATAAAACTGCTTCTCTTCCAATTTTGCAAGCCTCATTGACTGTTTCAATGCTGTCGTAATGTTCTCTGTGCTCTGGGTCAAGTATTTCCGCTGCTCTTTTAAGTGTCATTCCTGCTCACGCTCCTTACCTAAATATCTGTTTTGAACTGACAAAATATATTGCAGTCAGGCATAATTTCTTCTGCCATTCTTCCACGTTTTGGGTCTAACTCGTCAAGATAGCATTCTTTGAGGCAACGGCTGTTAAGCTTTCGTTCCATTTCAGCTCGTCTTTCAAAGACTTTTGGAAAATCAACTCTAATCTTGTTCCAATACCCCATACCACCACGAACACAACCTATGCAGTTGTTGTTGCTGTAACCCATATCATACATAGCAGGACGTTTAATACCCAACTTTTCACAAAGTGCGTGTACTTCTTGCTTTGTCAATTCACGTTCGATAAGTGGAAATTCGTGTTTGAATTGAGGCATTGCCTCTTCAAGATTGCAAGCTCGTTGTTTTTCGTTGACATCAAAGCCCCAAACATAAGTTATGTCTAAATTATTATGAGCGTTTTCCCATTCCTTGCGGACACGCTTTTTAAGTAAATTTGTGCAAGGAGTATAGCCTGTTGACATTCTTATTAAACCTGCCTGAAGTTGAGCTTTTTCTACACTACCCAATGGAGATTTTAAAATTTGAATAGGCTTTTCGAGCACTTTTTCACAATCTTTAATAAACCTCATACTGTCGGGGTGTTGGTCGTCAATGTCTATGTAGATAATTTCATCAACATTTTTTGCAAGATATGTTGATATAAAGGAAGATACACCTGCACTTATCCACGATACTTTTAGTTTAGGTTTCATTATGTTTTCTCCCTCAATGCCTGCTCGGCTTGCTCTCGGCTGAAATATACAGGATATTTTCTATAATCAACCCAGTCGCCTGCATATTTAACCTCTTTAGCACTTACATCTTCAACCTCATATGCACCAATATAGAAATAGTGTCTGGGTACTGTTTCTTCAATGATTTCATAAACGACATCTCCAACCTTGCACGGCAACTCAATCATTTTTGAACGGTCTTTGAAATAATGACACTGCTTGCCCTTTATGTTAGTGATTTCAGTATCAGCCGTCACCTCACCATAGCCGTTTGCACACAATTCAAAATTAAAACACTCTTTACAAGTCATTCTGATACCTCCAAAAGCTCTGGGTTGTCGTGAGTGAGTTTTGCTGTAAATTCATCAAAGTATGCCCAACAGGCAACATCATTGGAAAAATAGCGGCAGGCTTTAATATTTTCCTCGCAAATGTCGTCACGGCAATTAAACAATTTATACCTATCAGAATAATTAACACTTAAAATTCTATATATGCCAATCCTATAGTCAAAATAAACAGCAACAACCTCGCACGAACTTTTGGGTAATTCTTCACTTGTCTTATGCCATTTGATTTTTGTTTTACTCTTCACTTTTATTCCCCCTGCAATTTTTTTAAAACCTCAAAAAGTTCATCGTTTATTTCATCTTGATTGTTTAATATTTCATTTTGATGATTTATATTATCTGAAATACTATTTTGTAATACTGCTTTTTGACATTCTATGATGATATTCATACCTAAAATAATACATATTAAAATAAAAATTATAACGACTAAAACAGATTTAATCTTATCTAACATTTGATTCACTCCTTAATCTTCTCAACTCCGCTTGCCGTGCCAAGCGGATATATTAAAAGAAGGTTCAATGTGTTCAGAAAAAGAATTTATTTATCAAAAAGGTAGACAATTTATGTTCTTATGTATAATAAAATTGCACGGAATCTTATTAACTATTAAAATGTGACTGCTATATTCAGCACAGCAGCGGCAATCCAATAGACTGTCATTTTAAAATCTTTGTTAATGCCATACACAACAGCAGCGCCCAAATCCAACGCTATCAGCAAAAGAGGGAATATGTGTGTGATTTTCATTCAATATTATTCCTTTCCTTCCAAATTCCGATAATGTCCTCATATTCTTCGTCTTGAAAGTCTAAGCCGATTTTATGTAAATCTCGGTCGATATGCTCCCAAAACACTTCATCATCTTTATGCTCTTTTATAAGCGTTTCAACAGAATCGACCAATTTACTAATTTTTCCTGCTCCAAATTTAAAATCGCAATTTAGAATATATGCAATGACTTTGAAAAAACGAAGATTATTTGCATCTTGAATTTGGTCGCAATATTCAATGCAGGCTTTCCGCTGCTGATTATTTAATATGCGTTTTGGTGGTATTCTAGCTTTCATTATTTCACCTCAAAATAAACTTATTTGTTCGCCTTTTACGATTTTAATATCAATTTTTCTGCGTTTTGGCTCTGCAACCACAAAATCATTCTTGCGGACGTTAAACGCATCGCCTAAATAAATTGTTTTTGGATAATTTGCAATAGTGGTTTTAATTGCATATTTGTCAATCTCAGTTGCATAATAGTTAGTGATTTTTGCCCCGAGCTTGTCCAGTGCAATGTGACCGCAGGACATTCCATCGTACATACTCAAAATCTCAAATTCTGATTGTTTGAAATTCGGAATATGTGAAAGTATGTGAGCTATAACATCAATAGTCCAACCATTGCCCAGCATTTTATAATTTTGCGTTTTTGCACACGGCATTTTATAGCCGTCAGGGACCGTTTGCAGTCGTTTGCACTCTAATACAGTCAATTTGCGAATTATATAAAATCCGTCAGTCAGCTTTATAGGATATGTTTTGTCGTGAATTGTAATTAATCCGTTTTTGACTTCATACATATTATTTTGACAATCACTATTCTCTTTAACTGCATACAGTCCTGTGTTAGCTCCCAAACCACCGCTACTGCCGCAAAGCGTTATGCTCTTAGCCTCACTAGAATAAATCCTATATCCTTGCGAGATAAATTTTTGATTTTTATCGTTATTTTCAATTGTGCCAATTCTGACAGGTTCAGCTACGTTATTATCTTTTTGAACAGTTGTAAGTGCGTTTGTTTTGCCGTCCGTGCGTGATTCATAAAATTGAGCGGTTTCGGAATTTTCAATTTTTTTTAGAGCGACTGCCACTTTCAAGATATCGCCCACGTTGAGCAATGCAGGCTGGCTCTGCAACCATATTTCGTTGCTTTCGTTCGATTGTATTCCACGCACAAGCTTGATTTATGCCGGTCGTTAAACAATACGACTTTTCATTTTGCGTTAAATCTTGACCGCTTTCTAAAATATCTTTCAGCAAAATGCCTTTGTCGTTTGGCTGTTTCACGTTTGGAATATTTGTCCAATATAATCTTTTACGATTTTGTGCAGAAACGAGAGCGGAATTAATCATTATAGGCTCAACTCCGAGCTGTTTTGTGATTTCGCTTTTGATTTTATCGTCCATTGAGTAATTATTTTCGTAAAGGAAATAATCAGGCTTGTACTTTTCTTTTGCAATAAGATAATTTTTGAAAAGTTCCCAACCCATTCCGCTCGGTTCGGTTTCTCTGTTCTTAGACTGAGCTATGCTCCAATATGTGCAAGGACTGCCACCCAAAAGCAATTTAATCGCTTTCATTAAAAAAGTCCTCGCTGTTAAATAGATTGAGCTGTTGCCCTGCTGCACAAATTTCCTTGCAATTCTTAACCATTTGATTAAAATATGACGGCTTTAATTCCGCTGCGATTGCTCTGCGGTGTTGCTCTAAAGCAATATATGGCTCTGAACCTATGCCGCCAAATGGTGAAAAGACAATCTCATTTGGGTTGCTCCATAATTTTACCGCTCTTCTGATAACCTCAAGCTGTAAAGGGCAGATGTGCTTTTCATCTTTTCCGTCTTTTGCGGTTTTAACATTCAAAACGTCCGTCCTTCTTATGTCAAACCAAACAGGAGAGGCATACCGCTGCCACATTTCAAGGTCAATTATCTGCTCCGGTGAACCGCCCTTGTGTTCTGCATCATCTTCAGATTTATAATGCCTAATTGGTTTGGTTTCGCCCTCGTCCCATTTTTTAAATAAAACGAGATATTCGGGCATTCCTATGCCTGTGCAGCTTGCATCTCGTTGTAATTGACAGTACAGCAATCTTTGTGTTTTCGTTTTTTGCATTTCAAGTACTGGGTCAGTCCATATTACAATCTCTGAATGATATTGAAATCCGAACTTTTCAAAGTGCCTTATAATTTCACCACGAAAATCAATCCAACCGCTAACACCGTCACGTCCCTTATATTTCACGATTTGCTTGCAATGTACAGCACATAATCTGTTGTTCATCAAAATGCGGTGCAGTTCGGGAATGAGATAGTCAAACTGTTCAAAAAATTCATCAATATTCTTGCAATTGCCCATATCTCGCAAATCATCACTATAAATGTATAGATTTGCAAAAGGTGGACTAAATATTTCAAAATGTACGCTATTGTTCGGAATCGATTTTGCAACATCTATGCAATCGCCATTGTATAGTGCGAATTTATCAGTAAGACAGGGTTGTAATTTATCATTCATATGTAAACACCTCCTGAATATTCAGGGTAGTATCGTTGTGTTTCATTCAAAACACTCAAATATTTGTTTATATGTTTGTTATATCTGCCGCTTTCTTTTGCGTTTTTTATAATTCTTCTAATTTGTGATGTCGGACGTTCTAGTGTATCTGATATATTTCTTATACTGTCGTTACGATAATGATATATGCATACTAGAAATTCTGTGTCAGTTGTCAACGGTCTGCTTTTATATTTTGGCTTTGATTTAGATTTTGCGCTTTTGCTAGTCATTTTTTTCACGCTCCTCTCAGCCATTGCGGCATATCATATGTGCGTTTTGTCAAATCTAGTGTAAATGCCGAATTTTTGCCGCTGAGTTGATATTCACGCATAGCATCAGCCATTGAGGTTTGCATATTTGATTTCATATCTGCCTTGCGGTTGATTGTGTCTAAAATGTTTTGCTCAGTCTGTCCGAGAACACGATAAATATTGACCTCATTTTTTTGCCCGAAACGGTAAAATCTGCGTACAGCTTGATAATATTTTTCAAAACTGTAGTCCATACCGCAAAAAACTGAGTTGTGGCAGTTCTGAAAATTCAAGCCATAGCCAAAAATTGAGGCTTTGCTTATCAGCACTCGACAATCGCCATTTACAAAGTTCATTGCGGCATTTTCTTTTTTCTGTGCCGTATCGCTGCCCCTGACCTCCAGTGCATCAGGAAGTAGCTTTTTCAGTTCGTCTGCCTCAGAGTTTGTGCCGCACCAAACAACGAATTGCTCGTTTGAACTGTTTACAATTTCAGCTGTTTTTGAACATCTCATACTTTGCGTGCGCCTACGTTCTTTGTGATACCCTGTTGCAGATGTTTCAATATGCCTTGCAATGTCCATTAATGCCGTGTCAGCCGTTGAAGTATCGACAAGTACATCAATTTCATTTAAATTTGGAAGGTTATAACCCTCATCAGAGTAGCCAATATCGGACGGCTTGCTGATACATACTGCCCAGCTTGCAACCCATTGCCAAAAATCTCGCTCTGCGTGTTTTTTCAGTCGATATGTTCCCATTGTCGATTGGTCCGCAATAAACCAAATCGCTAGTGCCTCATTTGATTTCATAATATCTAAAAACTCAGCGTGATTGAGCAATTCCATAAGGTCATTAGGCGCAGGAGTTGCGGTGCAGGCGAGCTTGAACGGATAGCCTTTGAATTTTTCAACAATCATTCGCTTTGTTGTACCCATATAACTTTTTAAAATTGAGCTTTCGTCAAGCACAACACCGCCAAAGGCTTTTGTATCAAATTTATCTAGCTTTTCATAGTTTGTTATGTTAATGCCTTTTTTAACGTCTGCTTGATTTTCGCATATATTGACCTCAATGCCGAATTTTGCACCCTCTAAGCGTGTTTGAGGGGCAACAGCTAGGGGAGAAACAACTATGACGGGCTTATTTATATGTTTCGCAACCTCGTCAGCGTACATTAATTGCTGTAAGGTCTTGCCAAGTCCACAATCTTCAAAAAGAGCTGCACGTCCTCTGCTGAGAGCCTGACTTGTGACGTGCTTTTGCCAATCGAAAGCGGCAGAATTTAAAGTATTTTCAGCCACATCAAAGCCGGTCGGAAGGGTGCGAACCTCTTTTCTTTTCAAAAAAGTTTCATAATTCATTTGCATTTTTCCAACTTTCGTGT